CGGCCTTACCTTTGGAGAGGCTACAACTGCGGCTTTAGATTTAGGTATGTCTAGTAAACAAATAAGTGTTCAAGGATTTATTTTAGAAGAAACTATTACTAAAGAGGGTGAAGGAGGCCATAATAAAGGGCCATTAATTTATACTGCTCACGAAATTGCACAGATGATTGCTTCGGGAGTAGATTCAACGGGTGCCGCAAAACATCAAGCGTTTGATGAATTAGTATTTTTAATCCCTTCAAAGGTAGATGAAAACTTTACTCAAGTGACTGAAAGAAATATTCCGTGGACTTTTACTTCAAGAGGTAAAGCAAACAAACTAGATAATTTCCGTGTTCCTATACCTTCTGACTTCCCAACAAGCGATACCTCTACCGGAGTTAGAGGATTTATTAGACAATTTGGTTGCGATTTTACTTCTGATACAGTAGAGGTTTCTTTTAACATGACCTTTGAAGTAGCAAGTGTATTCCCTTGAGGTGAATAAATGTATGAAGTTTTAGCAGGTAGGCAGCGAGCGTTGGTCTTTCCTGTTATGTGCAATGGTCACGTTAAGATAGATTATAGTGACAATGTTGTAGATACAGAAGGAGATTCTTCTACTACAAACGATATTGCATATGGATTATGGTCGCATGAAGGTGATTTTACTTTTGAAAGTATAATTACTCCGTATGAAATAAATGGTCATGGAACTTATTCTTCTGATTCTGCTCTTACTACTGATAGTAAAAAAGTGATGCCAGCACTTTCACAATCTGTTTATACTGCGGGAAATGAAGGAAATTTTCAAAGTGAATTGTATTTATCTAGAACTGCTAGACTTACTCATGAAATGATGATTTTTCATAATACTAATTTTCAAATCTCTTTACTTAATTCAACCCTGCATAATGAAAATAATCCTGCTAGATATAAGATTAGAGTTAGACTAAAATTAGGAACTTCTACTGAAACATACACAACTGAAGAAGTAATTACTCCTGTTGATTCTGGAAGACAATTTAGAAGTTCTACTATTTCGGGAATCACTTCCCTTCATGTAAATTCCGATGGTAGAAAAACACATAGAAAATTAGGAACGATTAGTGGTGTTAGCGGGGCAACATTTACTGTTTCTAGTGCATTCAATCTTTTTGATGGCGACAAATTAGAGTTATTTGTTGTAAGGAATGGAGAAATAGTTTCTATTGGAACCATAAAAACCATTAGCGGAAGTGACGTAACTTTAACCGCTACTCCCTCTATTAGCCTACAAAATGGAGAGGAATTTTACATCAAAGATGAGCAAATGGCAACCTACACAGAAAATACTTTTCACATTGCTTGCACCTTTAACGCATCTTCTAGAACATTGAAAATTTTCTTAAATGGTTCTTTGGTTAAACAAGATAACCATTCAACTGATGATACTTTTTCTTTTGCTAAAGAGGATACTTATATTGGGGCTAATGGAACAGGTTCTACGGGGGCAGGTTCGGCAACAACCAATAAGCAATTTATGGGAGAATTGCACGAAATGTCTATGATGGGTATAGAAAGAAAGGAGTTTAAAGGGGTTCTAAACTTGATACCTAAATTTGAAGATACTTTATTTTATTTCAGATTTGAGGAGGTGGACTTATGACTGACAGCCTAAATGTTTTATCAATAGGTGGCGCACAAAAAATTGAAGTGTCCGGAAGTATAACGGGGTCATCTGCTACACTTACTGTAATAGATGTCCCCCCTACTATAACAGCAGGTATGAAACTTGCAGGAACTACTGCATCTACAACTAATCTTCAAGAAGATACTTTTATCCAAAGTATTGATAGTAGCACTCAAATAACTTTAAGCAAGCCTTCTACGGGAAGCATAAGTTCTAGAATATTTTCATTTTTTCCTATAAATTATGAAGTTCCCACAAACCCCAATATTCATGTTTTCAAAACCCTATCTTCAACAGATAGAATGTATGCAGGAATTTTTTCTGATGATAGTAATGCAACTCTTTCTTTTGATGAAGTAGGAACTACTACTGCCAACACAGAAAGAGAAAACCTAGCCAATACTAGAGGATATAGAATAAAATGTTTTGATACCCATACTAATACCGGAGTTCAATTGATAGATTCTACTACTAATTATACCGATAGTGATTTTTCTACTAGCCATTATTTTGTATTGTTGCATTCAGATGACCATAATCTTCACCACTTTGCTAAATTAACGCAAGTGACTAGGGATGATGTTACAGGAGATTCTTTTGAGTTTGAACCGAGATTGGGACAGGAAATCCCAAAGGGAACAAAATTTATGTTGTTTAAAGGCCCACTAAAAAGCACAAACCCTTTAGCGATTTCTGCTGGAATAAAAAGCAATTTGCAATTTGAGTTATTCTGTTCTAGGCCATTATTTTATTTCTTTGATGAAGATTTAGATAAAGAAGAAGAATTAGACCACGGAAGAAAATATTATGCTTATTGTCAAACTACTAACACTAACGGGGCAATAGATTTAGATGCAGGATTAAAGACTACTTTTTTAACAGTCACAGAATATGCTGAAGACATTGTAGATTATAGTAAATATAATTTAAGAGCAAAAGTTGTAGATAATTTGAGACCTTTAGATAATCCTGCAACTAATACCTCTAACGAAGGTAATTCTGTAAATTCTTTAGATTATACAGATTATAATGATGCTTTCCCGAATGCTAGGAGAGATACAGACGATAACCACACTTCTCTACAATATCGTGGGCCTAGAAGATATTTACATTACAAATTCTCTCCGGATAAATCTAATTCTGTATTTGGCGTGTTTGATAATATAGTCTATGAATCATATGGTCAAAGAGGAGGATATTCTGAAACTAAAATCATAGACGTTTTTAAAATTCAACATAAAAAAATAATAGAGAATGAAGGATATAGAGTAAGGCACAAAGTTCATCGTGCAGACTTAGAAGAATTTTTTGATTTAAATGTAGAAGTTTTAACTGATTCTTCTCCAACATATACCTTTACATCTGAGTTTGATTTAAACAATTTTTTAAACAGTAATGACGAAATAAAAATAGGGGACACATTATTTATTATTGATTCAATAGGAACCCATACTGCTGCTACCGGAACAACTCCTGCGACTCAAACATTAACTCTAAAGGACTCATCATCGAACAAATTGCATAAAAGTGATGGAGTTGCAGGAACATTTACTAGTTCTTCTAATCCTACGATTTCTATTGGTTCTAAATTATTTAGGAGAGCGTTCAATAGACAAGATAAAACTTTAATGACAGATTTTAATCTAGTTGCTGGTAGGCATGAAAATCTTTTTATTAATTTTATCTCTGATGATTATTCTTTACTTAGGGCTAATGTTACAGCGATAGATGTAGAAAAAAAATTAATGACGCTTGCCTTTACTAATAAAACGTATGGGGTAGCCTCTGATTCGGGATTACAATGGTTAAACGGAGAGTATGAAATAGAAATAGAAAGATTTAATGGAACTATTGAAACAATAGATTTCTATCAAGAAAACGGGCAAAGAATATTAGAAATGTCCGGAAGAAATAATTATAGCAAACTTTTATCTCCTGTAATAAATAGAGACACACTACATTCTAAAGATATTATTTATTCTAGCACTAGCCCCTACCCTTTGCTAATACAAGTTCCTGCTGGAAGTAGAAGTATAGTTTCAACATTCGGAAATAAAACTGTAACTATAACAAGCGGTCACGGATGGACTACCGGAACAGGAAGTGATGGAATCGGACACCATCTATTTGTCTATCATAGCGAACATGATACTGTGGCGTATGTAGGAAAAATTTCTGCTGTTCCTAGTAGCGATACAGTGACTTTAGAAAATTTTCCTTTAGCAGAAACTAGCACGTTACCCGATGGGGGAGATGATTTAGCCTTTTATGCCGATTCTACCAAACCTCATTTTGTTTTGAACAAAGCACTAGCAACAAATTCTTTTGAAAACACTAGCACTGATTTAACTGCTGCATCTAATAAAGGATTATTTTTTGAAAGCGGTCAAAGTTTATCAAGCGATGGTTCGGAATCTGCAACATTAGTAGGAACATCTGCAAGTTCTGATGCTAGAGCAATAGGATATTATATTAGTGATACTAGAAATATGAAAAGCGATTCTAACTTTCAAACTAGATTAGATGATAATGCTTCTACGAAAGTGTTTTCTAATTTTGAAACTATCAATACTTTGATTGACTTTACAATCTTAGGGATTTCTGATTCAGATACAGGAAAAAAAATTGAGATTGCCCCATACATACCATTGACTTTAGGTAGAGTAGATATTAATTTTGCCAATATACAAGATACTACTTTTTCTAATCTCGGTGCTTGCACCACAGGAACTTCGGGAAATAAATTCTTTACAATTGATAAAGATGTAGATAGCAGCCTATTATCTACTACTACTAGCCCTAGAAAAATGCACAACAAACCAATATATGCGAATAATATATTTATAGGAAAATGTATTTCTGCTATTCTAGAAACAGACCATGACACGATAAAGGTATTCTTAGATAGAAAATTATCTTCTACGATAGACGGACAGACTATATCCGTTTTAACTGAAACTAACTATGGAGAAACTACCAAATTAACTCATGAATTAAACATTATAAATGGAGGACATTTGCATACTGCTAAAATTATCTCTCTGCTAAATCCACATGTTTCTTCTGATTCTATTAACAAAACTATGGCTCTTAATTATCCATTATACTATGATGATATGGCAAATGGAGAGCAAGACGAAGAATTTACTTATAGTGAAAAATACGGTTCTCCGTATTATAGAATAATAAATATTGAAAAAGGAAATTATAATAAAATAAATAAGACAGTTACTACGGACTTAGATATTATTCAAGAATATTATTTAGAAGTTCCTAGTAAAGTTCCCTACTATGCTAGTTCATATAGATTTAATTTAGGAGCATTTACCAATAATGTTGGAATTGTAGGGGTTGGAAAATCGGGATTCAATGATGGGGGAACCCATAGTAGTGCTAACCATCTGCTTCCGGAATCTAGAGGAATGACTTCGGTATTTGGTTCTAGATATTTTGATACAACTATTCACAAAAGCGATGGAGAACCTACTAGAGTATTATTCCCGCTAGACCCCACAGACACATCTAAATTTGAAAGTCCTTATATTGTAAAAGACCATTTAGATTTATTAGACCATAAAGTAGCAAGAATGTTTTTATTTGCTAATTCAGATTTATTACCTTATTCTTCAAAAAGATATGATAGTTTAATGTATGGTAGCCAAACTAGAGATATTACTAACTATAATGTGTTTGCTTTAGAACAACCCACTTTAACTTCGTCATCAGATACAAAGGAAGGAATATCTGGAAAAACAAATACAATCACCCTTAATGATAGTAATTATTCTACTGCATCAATTATTTCTGCCGATAAAACAGTTTCTTCTTTGAAAAGATTTTCTTTGATGAGATTAACTGAAGTAGTATTTGATTGGGCTTTTAATCAGATTGACCCCGAAAATATTCCCAAAGGAGATAGAGTAATTCCTACTTTTATTTATAGTGGGTTCCATTTTAATAATTTAGCAAGTCTATTTGCAGGAGATTCAGTAGTAGTAACAGCAGACTATCAAAACTATCAGATAACAGGATGCTCTTATGATACTACGAATATAATAACTCATCCAACTAATACTTCTGTAAGAGTAGGAATGCCTGTTTCGGGGAGTGGAATACCAACAGGCGCAACAATCAATGCCATTTTAGACTCTCAGAATTTTAGAATAACTCATACCACTACGGGAGGAGCATTGACTAATCAAACTTTGACATTCGGTTCATTTATTGCTACTGATACTTCTACAAGTCCCGCTAGTAGTCCCGTTGCAGCGACAGGACAGATAACAGTTTTCGACCATGATGCAAACTGCGGAATGACAGAGGGACAGTTTGTAACTTTAGTTTCTACTGATGGGACTTCAAAGAATTATGTTATAGTGGATGATAATACAAGTTTAGTAACTACCGGAGAAGTATTGACTAGTTCAAGTGATTTAGGAAGTGTTACATTAAGTAGTGTCGGGTTAAGTGCAGGAGTGGCAGTTACACTAAATACTACTGGCTCAGTAGATAATCAGCAAGAGTTTCTAACTCAACTAAAAACAGCAATAGAACACGCAAACGGCCACAATGGAAAAATTACGGTATCTTCAATAACTGCTGGAAGTTCAGATGAAAAATTTATTACTTTAACTCAAGCAACGGGTGGAGAATCTGGAAATACTGTAATAACTGAAAATGTTTCTAATGTTCAAGAAAGCGGTTTCTTTGGAGGAAGAAATAATTTAGTTAGTGAGAGAAATATTATTGCTGACAGTAATGGGAGATATATTGGAGAAGTTGCTGCTATTGAACATTCGGGCAGTTCGGGTAAAATAGTCTTGATGGATATAGCGAGAAAAACTAACGGAACTAATTATTATGAGGGAACTTTATTTTCAGTAAGAGAATTAAGAGATTCTTCTGATAACAGAAACAGCATTAGAACTACAACTATTACGGGTCATGGAAAAGAAGGAACTTTTGTCGCTTTAGATAGAGAAATTCAAATGTTAAAATCAATAGTCTTTAATGGATTAGGGCCGA